AACCGCTCCAGGTACTATTAATGAAGGTAATACAACACCTGAGATTTGACGTACAGCGTGGTGTGCACCGTTATCTGATTGAGGATTATGTCTATCCCAGAATGGTTTGACATATTGCTCTACGACACCGGGTTGGCCTCGTAGTGCTAATTTCTCTGCCATCCCTAATAAACCAACAGCAGTATCACCTAAGCCTTGCAGTACAGAGCCTTTCAAAGCAAGTGATTCCTGTTGACCATCCATGTAGTCAGTGAGGAATGTCTTAGCTTCCTCACGTTCTTCCGCAGCAGCTTCTGAAGCTCCTGGAACAAATCTTGGTCCTATTTCAGGCATCATTTGTTCTCTGTCTATTCCAGGTGTAAAGTCTGGCCCCTCCTTACCTTGAGTAGATGGCATTAAATTACCTAAAGCCTCAACTTCCTCAACTTGAGCAATTATCCGTTGAGCTTCTAATTCCTCCTGCTCTACTGCTTCCGCATCTAAAAGATCTTGAATTGCTGATGTCATTGATTAGGCCCCGCTGATAGATGTGCAATTAGGTAATCCCTACCATTTACTGTATCTTTAATCCAAATACTATTACCATATCCATCGGGATCTCTAACATCATCATAATCAATAAGTCGTAATCCACCTGTTAATGTGATTGGTAATCCTGCTGGTGTTGCAAAGTCGAAACCTTGATGACCTCTACCATCACCTAAACCTGCTGTTTGTGTGTATGAATTCATTGGTTTACCGGCAACTAAGACGCGACTAAGTACATCTGCAGGTACTGGTAATCCTCTATCTGGATGATCTCTCTCGCCATTACCACTTTCAATGTGGGCATGTGCTCCGCTAGTTCTACCAGAACCTGGTTGACCAACTTCACCTCCAGTAAAACCTACTACTTCATTCATGCCTATTTGTACTGCACTTACTGCTCCACTTATACTACTCTGTTTAGATTCCCTTTCACGATAAGCAGCTTGCCCTGCTGATGACAATGCATTTAACTCTTCGGGTGTAGTAACTTTATCAGGATCTAATCCTGGTAAACCATAACCTCGTAAAAGTTGATCTGCTAAAAATGATGATGGAGCACCAGTTTCTTCTAAAGCTCTTTGCACTGCTGCATGCCTTCTAAATAACCTAATATCAAACTTACCGCCAACAGTAGACTGTTCGATAACTGATCTCGGCATAATAGCAGCAGCCTGTTCTTCGTTAGATATAGCTCTAACCATATTTAAGCCTTCTTCCTTGGTTTTACCAGTAAATGTTTGTGTTACCCTAGCTCTAGTTGCATCTAATTGTTCGGTTTTACCGGGAGTCCAGAATGAATCAAATGAGAATTGTAACTGACCAACTCCATCAATAGATCTAACTTGTTCTACACCGTCTATCATTACTTTATCCTTGTTAATACTATACCTTCCTCTATTGAGGGCTTCATCTACACTAGCCTTTGCATATTCAAATGATGCATTAGGATCTTTAGTCTGTTGCCACTGTGCATTGTATGCGTTTGTAGCTATATTGAGTAGATTGTTTTCCGCATTCGCGTGGCCTAAAACTTTCTTTAGATCAGCTTCTTTTATTCCATTGTAGTTAGCTAATTGTTGTGGAATCCACTCTTTTAATACACTATACTTACCAGCTTGATCTATTTCAGACCCAAGGCTACCTACTTTACCTGCGAAAAGTTTAGTTAGAAGTTTACTTGCATTGTCATTAGTAAATCCATTCCTGATTAAGAAATCTTTTTTCTCATTTAAGCTTAGACCTAGAAATGTTTGAGCTGATTCTGTGTTGGACTCAAGTTCACGTTCCCATGCTTCACTTAGTTCCCACTGTTTCGTTTTATCAATTGTTTGTTTATCTTGAACAATTTGTGCTCTATGTTTCTCGGCCTCATGCTTTAATTGTTGATATTTAGAGGTCCAGATACGGCCCATATTCTTACCGTTTACTGCTACCCAATCATCAATATCCGTTGCACTGACAATGCCTGACTGAATACCTGTCTTAAAGGATTCATATATTTGCTCATTAGCAAGGTTGTAGTTAGGCTTACCTTCAGGTGTAAAACTTCTTTGTGCAATTTCTTGGTGAAGATTTTGTAGAGCTAGTGGATTATCACCAAACTTCACACTGAATAAAGCTGTTTCAAAAGCTCTAACATCAGATTTATTATCTTCACTTTGATAGTATTGGTCATCTGCACGTCCAGCTGCACCAAACCAAGCAGATTTAACTTTATTTATACGTTCAGAAAATGATCCACCTGCAACACTAGCAGGTAGTTCATGTAGATTAATACCTTGTTCTTGAGCAAATGCTCCGTACCGTTTATTCCAAAGTAATTCCCTTATATTCCAATTAGTGTTATATTTAGGATTGAAGGCTTGGTAAAGTGATAACCCTACTTCAGGGTCCACTTCATGCATTGTAGCTCTAAGGTATGGATCAAATCGTTGGAAAGAATTCAGAGCTAATTGGTGGTTAATTAGCATCTGATATTCACCAGTCTGATTCCTTATATGGAACAGGTTTTCAGCAGTGAATACATTCTCACCTACAAGTCCATTCTTTTCGTTGATTTCATATAAAGCTTGTACACCTTCAGTTGTTTCATCACGTATAGCTTGCTCAAGATTTAGAACTGTGTTATACTGTTTAGATGTTAGGCCAGTAGCAACGACCATATTATGGGCCTGTTGAAAGCTAGCCTTCCTCTCTGCTTCTCTAATAGCGGCTTGTTGTACTAGGAAGTTAGTACCAAGTTCTACTAATGGTGCTATTTTATCAAGTATGGTTTGTTGATTCTTACTTGATCTTGGGTGGCTTTCAACACGTCGTTTGAAGTTTTCAATCTCTTGATTATGTATAGCATCTAAATTCCTTTCACGGAACTGAAATACTCTGTCACGATTAGTCTCTTCAATCTTCGCATTACGTTCTTTATGTCGCAATACTTCATTTGTAGTAGCTCTGTGTTCAGCAGCTCTACGTCTTGAGAATGCTAATTGATATTCCCCTTCTCTACGAATTTGATTCTGAGCTTGCGCTATAGGCATCTGAACGTGATAGTTCTTAAACCCTCTACCCTCAGCATACGATTTAAAAGTCATTGTTTAATACTTCCGTAGAAGTTTGTTCGTTTACGTTTACCACAATCCGAATAGTGATCCTGCGATTGCTGCGCCTGAAAGGATTAAACCTGCCGGTCCTAAGAATCCGAATCCTGATGCTGCACCTAACGCAGATCCAGATACACCACCAACTGTAGCTATCGGTAAAGCTGAAGCTGCCGTCATCATGCCGCCCATTGCAGCTAGGCCTGCGCCCCAACCGCCGCCGCCGGTGCTAACTCCACCTGAAGCCATTTGAACACCTTCCCCTGGTTCAGGAATATCTTCCCATGCGAGAGGCATCACGTATTCAGCATATTGTAGTGGTTCTGGTTTAAGTGGATCAGGCATCATCGGTGGTGCAAACTGTTCGACTGAGAATTGGTTTTGTAAGTCAGCTTGCTTCCATTTCAATTCAATTGTTTTATATTGATGTTGCCAGTTTTTCAAGATACTAACTTCAGTAGCAAGACGACCAATTTTCTTCACGTCAAAACCCGTCATTTCCAAATTAAATTGGGAATCAACAGAATTCACCTGATGGCCTAAAGCAGATGAGAATCTACCGTATACCCCTAAGGTGTCATTTACCTGTTTTTTAATACTAACACCTTCCTGGCCTCTACCTCTAACTTTACCAGCTTCTTTAAGGTGTTCAACTACCTTATTCTGGTTTTTAAATATAAGTTCAGCACGTTTCTCATGTAGCTTCTCATACGCCATATACCTGCCTATATTATCCTGCTCATCACCAAGCATATTTTGAATCTCTCGCTCATATCTCTGTAAGTTAGCACCTTCAGCTGCAAGGCGAGCTGCATCCGCATTTAACTCGTATTGATGCTTTTGCATCATTTTACCCATTCTATGTGCATTTTGCTGTGCATCATTCTGGAAACGATTCTGTATCCTGCCAAACTGGTATTGCATATTAGCGGCTCGATTTCTATAATCGACCGTCCAGTTTTCGTTTCTCTGTTGTGCGAGGGTTTTTTCAACCTCATGAGCAGTGGTAGCTCGGCCTCGCCTGTTCTGATATCGCCACTGTTCTTTAACACTTTCATGGTCAGCGCCGCCACCGCCGCCTCCTCCACCGCCTCCTCCACGGGATTCCATTCCCATGCGTGCAGTGTCGAAGGTTTCTCTATAAATGCTACCTGGAGGTTTTAGAGAATCAAATTGTTGACTCCCTATACCACCAAGAATTTCAAAACTATCCATTTGTTTTAGATCTTCTCCGTCGTTTTCTAGGTTGTTTCGGTTTACTAAGTGTGATAGGTTTTGTTATCACTGCATACTTATGTTCCCAGTTAAGTTTTTCAGCTAAACCTTTTCTAGTCCAAGCTTCTAAAGCATTACATCCACAAGCTGTGGCGAATCTTTCTAAACTATCTAAGTGATGATACCAAGCATCCATATCATGTCCAGTTTTAGTAGCGAATGCTATAACTCTTAGAACATTGTTTTTAGGATACTGTACTATTTCTGTTAGTATGGCTAGGAATACATCTGTATCAATTCCTAACCATAATTGTTGACTTTCATTAAGGATTAACCTAAGTGCATCCGTAGATGTCATATTTCCTAGGTAATCATATGCTAAAGCTTTCTCTATTAAAGGTCTAGCTTTAGGCCAAACATCTTGGACTTTTTCTGTTTCAACTAATAGTAATCGGGTGGTCATTTATTTAGGCTCTTTTATAGAGTTTAGGTGAATAGTTACCTTCCCACATCATTGAGTTAACTGCTATAGGGAATGGTGAGTTGCTGAATAATCTTAAATCAAAGTTTTCAGTACGTTGATGGATAGGTAAGGTAAATATATTATCTTCTGTTAAAGGTACATCATCTGCTAAATACTCTCCAGCCTCTTGAACTGGTTGTATATCATACCAAGTATCTGTAGTAATTAGAACTTCCTCAGCTGGTGTAGGTACCCAAACATTTGCAGCGCTTGCAGGTATAGCTCCCATAGGAACTTTACCAGGAACAAACGTGACACGATACTGACCTTCAATAACGTTGTTATTAGAGTCAACATTTTTAGTTACTGTGTAATTAGCTGAGTCCTGTTTAACACCGTTTACTTTAACTATAATACCGTGCTCATCTAGTAATTCAAACGGTACTACAAAGTAATTAGTACCATCTGTACCATCAGTACTATCACCAGTAAACTCAGCTGATTCTCCTACATAACCTTTACGTTTCAATTTAAAACCTACAACACTAGATAATCCTACAGCAAATTTCATACGTGCGATAGTTAGATTAGCAGTGTAATCAGAGATCTGTTTTTGTGGATCTGTTCTATAATATGTTTTAGGTAAATGTACATCATAGTCATACTTATACCCTACAATTACATTAGATTGACTTAAATCTTTTCTGGGTACTTTGAAATAATCACCTTCACTATCATTACCTCGTTCAGGACTAACAGTGAACCCAGATTCAGTCACTCCACTAAAGTTATCAGAACCACTACCTGCAATTACTATTACAGGTGTTAGGGCAGTATGATCAGTATAAGGCAGGTAACATCTAGAGAAATTATTAGTGTCTATAGTAGCTGTTGCTGTAGCACCAGAACCTCCAACAGAGTTAACATTAATAGTTCCAAACATTGCAGAGTGGTTAGCACATTGATAAAAATATTGACCAGCAGTAACTCCTGTCGTATCCCACACAACGTTACCACCGATTTCAGTACCTTGACCTGTTACTCCTGATACTTGATCACCAGTACCTGTGGTAGGTGCTGTTTTAATATAAAATGGATGACCAGCAGCGTTTAAAGCAAAGCTAAGTGTATCCCCTTCATATACTTCAAGAGCAGGATCACCACCGTTAACAGCACCGATCCTTGAAGAACCTACAATTGTGTAATCATTGTTATCTGCTGCTGTAACACTTAAGTTATAAGTTTGATTAGTTACCGCATTTATGGTAACTGTTGGCTCTGATTCATATCCGCTACCTGGATTAGTTATAGTATAACCAGTAATAGTGGTACCACTCTTAGTTAAAGTAGCTGTAGCTGTAGTACCTTCATTTGGTGGTGCAATAGTTACAGTAGGTTCAGCAGTGTAACCAGTAAGTGTTCCTCCAAGAGTTAGAGTTTTTACTTCCTTATATTTAGTTGCAGTAGCTGGTGCATAGAAATCCATATGAGGGTTAACTTGCTTACCATCGCTGGTGACAATGATCTCCTCATCTGGAGTTTGAGTCATACTAGCTTTAAGTAAGTCAAACTGCTTACCACCTTGAGATTCATTAAAGACTACAGAATACATGTAATCTTGATCAATTACAGAGAATTGAATCTTGCCTGGTAATTTCCACTTAAACCAAGCTTGCATAAGATTTTTCTCATCAACCTGATAAGTCTTATACAGGTACATCGTATCTGAATTAGAACCATACAAAGCGATTAATGAGTTCTGTGGACTTGCCATTAACGCCGTAACATCATTTGGCACCCATTCTGATACAATCTTTCCTATATCATATATCAAAGGGCTATCCTGTGAACCTCTAGTATTAGCTCCGTATATCCTTGTATAACTTGGTGTTTTACTGACAAATGCAATTGAAGTTCCTACATCTACAGGATCTATTACTCTATCCATCTCATAGTTAGATACACCTCTAATAACAGCAGTTGATGGTGTTATAATTTCTGTATCTGAAAACATAATAAACTGTTGTTTATTACTAAATAAGATTAACCCTTGAGCTGTAGGTATAATAGCATGTAGTTTAGCTGGTCTAATACTAGCACAACTTAAATCAATAGGATCTGCATCCGTACTAACTAAAGCTGAAGTATAGAAAAAATTATCAACATCACCTGATTGACTCATTACTACATTATCTTCAGTAAGGAATCCAAGTCTATTGTTATGAAAGAATCCCTGTTGAATAGGGTATCCAATAAAGCTAGGGTTAGGGTTAGTTACAGAATCACCTACTAAGCGTTCCTTCCATGAAAACTCTCTGAATATAAATACATTAACTTCTGTATTAAATAATTCATGAGGCATTGTTGAAGCATCTATACCTGGTGAAGTATCCGGCGCTTTAGATTCCTCCCATTTACCATCACCTGAATCACCTTCATCGGGAGTAAATTTCAACCAATAAGAATCCTCGGCAGCTCCAGTATTAGCTACTTTAACATACCTATCTTTTATACCTTGGTACGGTATTTCAGCAGCAGAAGTTACTTCCTCTTGAAAGGAAGTTATATTAGAGTTACCTTTATCATCATTAGTTTTTAATGTAAAACCAGTAGGTGTTAATGCAGTTGCTGTTCCTGTAACGTAACCTTGATTTTGTAGAACACCCTGATTATCTACAGTACCTGTACCTGGTATTAAGGCCTTTACAACCATACCTTCTGTTATACCTACCCCTCGATTCTTTATATCCATTTTAGTGCAGACACCATTCTCGACGTCCACATCTACAGTCATACCGCCTATCAACTCACCTACGTTGAAAGTTAAATCTGTACCTTGATTGTTTTGATCAGCTCCAAGGTGTTCATTATCGACAGTGAAGCTTTCACCAACAGCGTAACCACTACCTTTGTTGATAATCTCTATACTTTCTACTTCTCCACCTTGTTTAACCTTAACTTTAAAAGTAGCTCCACCATTTGGATTATTACTGGGGCCTGGATTTGATCCACCAGAATTACTGTATACGTATTCATTATCAGTAAGTGTATACTCACCCCAAGAACGGTTAGCTTCTACACCATCACCACTTATACTCGTTATTGAATGTATCGAATCGTTATTAGGTGACTCTACTGTAGTAGGTAATGCGTAATGTTCTTTAGAAGTAATGCCAGTTAGATTTGTAGCAGTTAGGTTATTGAGGTCAAAACGTTCGTAGGACAGTTCTAAAGTAGAGTCTAACTTCAGTACTGTCATAACACCTGGCAACTCTAGTGCCTCTATTCCAGACTTTAATTCTGTTAAGATATCATCAGCACTTAAAAACTGTGTTGCATCCATATAGTTACCGGTAGAGCTTTCACCCTTACGACTGATGAATGAAACTAAGGGATCAGCAGTACTTTTAGTAGCAATCCCGTCTATGATAACTTCGTACTTAGTCCCGTATGCAACAGTTTTAACTTGTATAGTACCTAGTAGTGATGGGTCATAAGTTGGAGCTGCTTGTTCTGTAATTACTTTCGTTTTATTTGTAAGGAATGAAGTATCCTGTACAGTCAACAATTGATAGTTATCACCATTAGTGTTTAGATAACTACTAGCTGCAGCATCCCTTACGTAATCCCAAATGACTGTACCATCTGTAATAGTCTGTGTTGCAGTTGAAGGTCCAGTACCGGATGTATCTGATGTACCAGCTGTAGTACATTTATAAACCTTACTGTTAGCTTTCCTAATATCACCTACAGCGTATGCTGTATTAACAGCCCAAGGTATAGCATCCATATGTACCGTACATGCTACCCCTGTATTAACATTCCAAATAGCAATAGCATCGCCTTGGGAACCATCAGTTATTCTACCAATATATTTTTCATCACCATCTCTATTTATGTAAAACCATTTAGCTGCCTCTACACTATTTGTTGTTAGTTGGTAGCCGAATTTCAGACCTGGTCTCTTAATTAAACCTAAAGTAGGATCAGGTATTGCATTAATACACTCCCTTACTTGACCAGGTAGTTTCTTTTCATCTGTTTGTTTTGAAACTCCACCTAAATAATTAGGTATTGTTTGAGTTACTACTGCCATTATCTATAAAGTGCGTGGTAAGGTTGATAACTGTTGTAATAGTTTCGTCCACGAGGATGACCAAAGAATGTATAATCACCTTGATTACACTCGTACTCCATTAGAGCAGCTCTACAGTGACTTTCCTTTGCTTGAATCATTTCATATTGAGTAGGGTCTCCTACGATTCTACTAGATACTATTAACGCAGCTCTAGTGATAATGTAATCCTGCATAACTGTTGGTAAATCTACCCAGTCAAACCAGAATAACTTATCTACATATACATCATCTGTCCATACGTCTGTATGATTTGTTTTGTCATATAATCTACCATTTTTCTTGATAACATCTTTATCTAAATTACTAGCATTATATGTTAGATCCATCTGTAATACATTGTTTGGGTATGAAATGTATCCATCAGCATCTGGTTGTTCTTTGATGTTTGTTTCAGTATTAAAACTCCAGCCTTCTGCCTGTACTTCTCGTGATACTTGTATTAAAGTATTGTAAGCAATCGCAACGTCCGGGTTGGTTTGATCGAGGGTGGTGACAGGCGCCTGACCAACTGACGCTAGTATTTCGTTGACTGCTGGTAATTCTTGTGTAGCGTTAGTGGTAGGTATTGGCATAATGTATAAATAAAAAAAAGGGAGACCGAAGTCTCCCGTGTATAAAATAAAACTAGAAAGTAGCGGGTTTAGTAGTTACTCCAGCGAACAGTTCAACACATGCAGCAGGGTTTAGATAGTCAGCACCCATAGCCAAACGGCCAAGGATGATGTCACCTTGATACATGATTGAAACGTCACCATTAGTAACTTGTACTTGAGGTCCGATTGCTTCCACAACACCTGCACCTTCCTTTTGGAAGATAAGGCCGCAGGAGTTAGCGAAGTCTGTTGCTTCACCGTAGTTGTTGTTGATTCCACCTTCGGCCATGTCGGCATCTTCAGTTTCAGCACTTACCCAGTCACCAGTGTTACCTGGATTAGCTACGTTAGTATCTACTGTGTCGTCATTACCTGTAGAAGGTGTGTACTTAGTACCATACCTACTCAAGAATGGAATGTTCATTGATTTGTATAGTTTAATTCCTGCAATCTCAAGGACGCCGGAACCTGACTGCAGAGCTGAGCCCTGTACGTCACGGTTTACCAGTCCGCTAGAGATAACACCGGAACTTACATCGTTAATCAATGCGTAGTACTGTCTTGGTGAGATTACACCACAACGTCCGTCAGCACTTACACCTTTCTCGTCAAGAGCAGCAGCTGCATTATAGAATGCATCAACTAGGTTTGAGCCGACTAGAGCGTCGTTAGCATCAGATCCACCACCAACTTGAATCTGTGTTCCGCCTGGTTCTTGGTTAGTACCAGCTGTACCAGCTACACCAGCCTTACGAGCGCCACGAGTGAGAGCACGGAAGATCAAACGGTCATACTTTTCTGCAAGAGCGAAGCCAATCTTCTTGGCGATCTCTCCACGTAGTTCGTAGTGAGCGAGAGTCTCATCGAGTTCGTATACAAACGCGCTGGAAATCAAAAGATCATCCATTTGGATCATCTTCTCAGCTACTGGAAGTGCGTTCTCATTACCAAGAATTGGAGTTCCTGGAGTATGATAAGCTGCTTCCATGCGGCCTGTGTAGATGAACTGCAAAGATTTGCCGTTCTTAAGTGTACGCTTCGTGACTAGATCACGAGCAATCGTGTTGGTCTGGAACCCTTTGAACATCTCACCTGAAAAGAGTTTGAGATAGGTTCCGTACTTGTCATCATAACCCTGCTGAGTTGTCGTCAGAGCTAGCGGAGTGTTGCCAGTACTATTAATCCTACCGATGGCGGTAGTTAAAGCGTTAGCCATTGTTAATTAAAAATAAATGTATTGGTTATTTTCTCACGTGAAATTGTTGATCAATTTGTTCGTGGTCTTTCCCACCGTCTAGACGGCTAAGGGTATCCTCGTAAGGGCCAAAGCCAATGAAAGGGAAGTCCTTCTCTGAGGTGCTTCCCCTCCTAATTACTTTCCAGAGTTCCTATAAGGAAGTGGCCATGTCATATGCATGGCAAATACTAGAAAGATTGTTAATGAAAGAGAGTACAATACTCCCATCTAGAAGGCCCACTTAAGTCCAGCTTTGGTTCCGTAGTTGTTCTCGTCAGCGTCAGTTGTAATAAAACTGACTTCTCCATAAACGGACACAGCCTCAGTGGCTTGAAAGGATCCCCCGGCTTTGCCAGAAAATTCGGTATTAGCATCCCCTCCGTCTGGTGAAACAATTGCGGGGCCTGCTTGAAGATAGTAGCCGAGACGGTCTACATTGCCTTCATAACCAATATGAAGATCTGTGACGGATCCACCGTAGTCTGATCCTGCCCAGCCGCTATTGATTTCCGTGTTGACATATGGGCCAGCCATTGCAGGTGTCGCAGAGAGAGCGGACAGTGTGGCAAGTGCAATAAATGATTTCATTTTTAGTTTGTTGTATTGTTGTTCGCTACTTTGTTTTCGTGTACTTGATGCCACGATAGCAATAAGTGACAGTCATAGTGTTTCTCCTATGATGTAAGCCCCGTTCCCTGCTTACACGTCATGCGTCAGAGCAAAGCTCCGATGAACGGACGCTATCGTAGTAGTCATGTTTAGTGACGTGAACGCCCTCGATAAATGCAGCCACAAGTAGCAGCATGATTGCAATTATCCAGGGCTCTGTGAAGCGTTTCATTTCTTAGGTGGTCTACCTTTCTTTGTTCCGTAAGTTCCTTTACCTTTGGGCATAATTTTTTACCATAAAATATCATAGGCAAAGCCATCAGTCATAGCTGTCATCTGCAGCGTTTGCATGATGCCTATTAAAACTGACAAGAAGCCAGCTAGCATCAGGCCTATACCTAATGCTCTTAAGTTTTCCATTTAGTTTAATCGTGTTACCTTTACGTCAGCAACGCCGGCGGAGGCCATGCCAATTCGCTGAGCAGTACCATAAGACAAATCAAGATCCCGACCTTCAATGAAAGGTCCACGGTCCGTAATAGTGACAGTCTCGCACGTCTCGTAGCAAACCCTGAGGTCTGTTCCGAATGGGAGGGTTTTATGTGCTGCTGTTGATGCGTGTTGATTATAGCGTGTTCCATTGGCTGTTAAGTTTCCATGAAAGCCTGGTCCGTACCAGGATGCTGTAAGAATTGTTGCTGTTAGGAGTGGAATCATTGTTTTAGAAATCTACATCTGAACGTTCAAGCTTGTCAGCTACCTCCTTACGGAAGGCAGGATCTTTATCATATCTAGGATCATTCATAGCTTCAATTAATTGAGCTTGACTTTTAAACTGATCACCTTTAGTGGAAGGTGCTTTACCAGTTAACATCTCACCTTCACTACCATTAGCTTCTAGGTAACGACTTTTCAAAGCTTGGATAGCAAAGAATGCTGAAGCAGCATCACCCTTATCCATTACTCCATCAAACAAAGCTATATCTTGGTCGGATAAATTACCCTTAGCCCAACCAATCATATTATTGTATTCACTTTCTCCACCAACAACATCCTTTAATGCAGTTGCCTGCTGTTCAGTGATTACTGATTGTTGGTTTTGGTTTTGATTACGATACTCTAGATGCATCTGTGCTAGATCTTTGGGATCCATCTTTTCGAGTTTCTGAAGTGTTTCCTCAGTGTACTCACTTTGTGCCTCCTCCCAGAGAGTATCTAATATAGTAGTGTCAACAGCCTCGTCTACCTCTACCTCTTGTTCTGGTTCATCCTGAGATGATTCTTCAGACTTCTCACCTAGCTTACTTTGTAGTTCGATGTAAGCTTTCTCTAATTCTGCTGCATCTTTATACTTACCAGCGAGGAGACTCTGCTCCTCAGCTGCAAGTTTTTCACCAATCTCTAGAGATTCCTGTTCATCAGCATTAAGCTGACCAACTACTTCTGTCTCTGTTGTGTTATCAACTGTTAATGTTTCTGCCATGTGTTATAGTGGTGGTTGTTGTGCTTGCTGTGCCATCTGCATTTCAGCTTGCATCTGTTTCTGTTCAACAGCTGCCATAGCCGGTGCTTGTTGTTGTTGTTGCATAGCCATTTGCTGTTGCATCTGTGCTTGCTGTTCACTCTGAATCTCTTGCATACTCTTCACTAGATTGAGTGTATCAATACCTGAAGATGCTGCAAGCCTCTTGATTACTTCATCAGGGTTGATGAAATTCATCATAGCATCTGGTCCTATTGTCTGTGCAATAGTTTGCATAAACATTGTAAGACTTTCCCTATCCTGGCCACGGCCTAGTGCATTAATACCTGCTACAATAGTAGGTTTAACAATGTCCTTAGGGATAGGAGGGATAACTTTATTCCTTGATAACACAGCTAACTTACGATCTAGATAAGGTACTAGGAACTCAACAGTAAGTAGACTGAATAGTCCACCAAGCTGCTGCTCCAGTTCCATCTGTGTCATCCGTACTTCCTCAGCGGTAGTACGTTCAGACTGTCTCACACTTAGTACAAGGAATGCTTCAGCTAATCTTTTCTCCAGAGTAGCTAGCATGTTGTATGCAGTAGAGAAGTCTGCTGTTTTACCAACACTAATAGCAGCAATATCATCAGGTCTGCCCTGTACGATAGCGCCGTTCTTAGCGTTAGCTAATGTCTGTGGTTTGGTTGTTGATGAAGGGTTAACTGTAAAGACAACCTTAGCTGCTACAGCAGAACCTTCAACTAGTGCTTGAGATAGTGCCTCAGCGCTCTTCAGATCGCCTAGGAACTCCTCTACTCTACCTCTACCATACTCTTCACCATCTACAGTATTAAACCGCAGTGGGAGCCACGGAGTGGTCTTACGTGGAGCCTTACTAATTGACTTAGGTAGGACTTGATCATACACTTCTTGATGCCACTGTACTTTAGTGTCTGTGTAAGTGACATGTGTGTACACATCACATTCCTCACTATCTTCAGTGTCATTACTGTTAGATTCTAGCTTCTTTTCTACTACATCTTTTGGTAGTAGTTTCTTACTAATCCTTTCCTTAGTTACAATTTCAATTACATTACCGTTGCCGTCTCTGTCTACTACATAACGATTCAAGGGGTATAACTTTAAGTTATCTTTACCCATAAAGATGAGTGCATTACCACCTACTACTAGATGTTTTAATGCTTGATGTACTACAACTCTATCATCAGAAGCTGCGATCTGTTCAAGGATAATCCTTTCAACCTTAGCGAAAGCTAAGTCTAATTCAGATTTAATCTCTGGTCCATACTCACCTAACTTAGAGTCATCAACTTGTAGTTTAAAGAAACTAGTTTGTGGTGGTAGCAGGGCTAGCATTAGTTTACTAGCTAGAGTGACTACACCTTTAGCACCTATAGCCTGCCAAGGTGTGACTAAATTTCTAGCACCTTTACTATTATCATCTTGATGTATTAGATAAGGTATTGTTACTTTAGATGCTTGCTCTGCTATATTTAGATATTGAGAACGGT